TCATCAGCTAACGTTTTTGGGTATTCCTGTTCGCATTCAGGATGTTTTAACAATCGCTGAAGCTCGCGTAGTTTAAGGAGAATATTATGTATATTGATAAATTTTTAAAAGTCTCTGATTCACAAGCGTTGACAGCAACTGCTGTTGCTACAAATGTGATTGACTTAACCGTTGCACGCGGTATCGGTAATGGCGAGCCAGTGGCTTTCGTGTTTTCTGTAACTGTTGCGGCTGATCAAACATCAGGTGACGAAGATTATACAATTGACGTCGAGTATTCAACTGATGCAGGTCAGACAGCTGGTAGACAGATCATAGGGCGTAGAATCTTTGAATCTGGTACGCCTGATGCGCCCGCACAAAACGCTGACTTGTTAGTGTCTGGGTTTGTATTTGCAATTCCTTTGCCGCCAACAACTGCGGGTGAAAGCGCTCGATACATTGGTGTGCGTTATACCTTAGCGGGTACATCGCCATCTATGACTATTGACGCTTATCTTGCGCCGTTGAAAGATGTAGGTCAGTACGTGGCTTATGCTGACAACGTGACAATAGGTTAATGAAAGTAAGGGCAATTAAGCGCGGTTTCTTTGGCGGTCAATATAGACGCGTTGGAGATGAGTTTGATTGTCCTCTTGAAGAAGTCTCACCTATATGGATGCGAAAGATTCAAGAGGGCGACAAGCCAATTGAGAAGCCAGAGGGTTATGTGCCTCTCGAAATACCAAGCTTAATAAACAAGCCGATCAAGAAGTTTAAAAAGAAGTAACCCAATAACCGTCTCAGTTCGGGCGGTTTATTTTTATAGGTGCAGAGATGGCGTTAGATAATTTTTCCAACCTGAAAGCGTCTATAAAAGCGCGCTCAAAGCGAAATGATATAAGCAACGATCAACTTGAGGAATATATAGCTCAAACTGAGTCTGAATTTTATACTATTCCTAATAGTCCGCTAAGAGTTCGAGCAATGGAGGCTAGATCGACGGCAACTGTGAGCATAACAAGCCGATTCTTAGCACTACCAGATTTATTCCTACAGATGCGCCGGTTAAAGATCAACGAGCCTTATACGGGAAGTCCTGATCATGACATCAAATATTATGCTCCTGAGCAGATGCCTATTTGCAATATTCCATGGCTACCATCTTTCTTTACTGTTACAACACAGCTTGAATTTGACTCTGTACCGGATTTAGCTTACACCGTTGAAATGCAATATATTAAAAAAATAACAGCACTAGACGATACAAATACTACAAACTCTATATTAACTGATTACCCAAACATTTATGTCTTTGGTGGCTTATGGGCTTTATTCCAAGACGCAATGGAGCCTGATGTAGCTGAATATTTCTATGGTAAATTTGTCAGTGCTGTTCAAGGCGCGAATAATGCAGACCAGGCAGGCAGATACGGCCCCGCTCCAGTTATACGAAAAGAAGGCTATACACCATGAAGATGTCTTCTTTTAAAAATGTACCTTTAAAAGTTGTTGGCCAAACCTACGAGCACAGAAGTACAGCGGTATCTATTCAAAAGACTATGCGCTTAATCCCGCAAGCAGAGGTGACAGGCGCTGCTGAGTCTTCTTTAACTTCATGGCCGGGATGTACAGTATTTAGTACAAACTCTGGATCTAACCGTGGCATGACGGTATTTAAAAACGAGCTATACAAAGTAAATAGCACAACCTTAATTAAAATAGATTCACTTGGTACAGCTTCCACGCTTGGCACAATAGCTGGATCAAATAGATGTATCTTTGCTAATGATGGCACTAACATGATCATCACAACGGGTGGCAATGGCTATCAGTTGACAGGCACAACTCTAACGCAAATAACAGACACAGATTATGAAAGCGCAAATAGCGTTTCATACTTAAACCAGCAAATGATCTATGACGGGAACGGCGGACGATTCCAAGTGTCTGATGTGGGAAACCCTGACTCATTACAGCCGAATAACTTTGCAACTGCTGAAAGCTCCCCTGATGATACGATAAGAACTTTTGCATTTAGAGAGCGTGTTTATATATTTGGTGAGCGTAGCATAGAAACTTGGTATAACTCAGGATCTGGAAACCCACCATTTGCCCGAGTTAACGGCGGAACTATGAATGTAGGCTTAAGCGCTGTTCATTCTGTCGCAGCTACTGATGATTATTGTTATTTCCTTGGTGATGATAGGAGAGTTTATAGGTTTAGCTCACATCAAGCGCAAAATATAACAAGCATAGCTATTAGTCACCAGATATTTAACATGGGAAATACCGGTGATGCTATAGCCTCAATCTTTCATATCGAAGGACAGAGCTTTTATGTGATTGCATTCCCGTCAGCGGGCAAGACGTTAGCGTTTAATGAAGATGCGGGGGCGTGGTTTACACTTTCAACCGGCGCAGATGAATCTCGATACATTGGTGATGAATTTATCGAATGTTATGGTAAGCGCTTAATATCTGACAAGGATAACGGAAACGTACACGAATTAAGTCTGACAACATTCACAGATAATGGTGAAACCTGCATACAAGAAAGAATCTTGGGCCCAATAAACGGCACTGTTTTAGGCATACCCGCTGAAAGGATTATGATGTCTTATGTTGACCTAGTTATGGAAATGGGCGTAGGTATCGAGACAGGCCAGGGATCTAACCCTCAGTTATTAGTAAGCGCCTCATTTGATGGCGGCGATTCATTCACTAATGAGGACGATGTGTTATTAGGTAGAACCGGGCAAGGCAGGTTAAAAGCTAGATGGGATCATACCGAATCTTTTTATAGCGCCTTCATACGGATTAGATGTTCAGACCCTGTATTTATATCTTTGTTTAGTGGTTCTATCGGAATTAAAGGGAGCGGCTTCTAATGCCTAGTATAGATCCAAGAGTTGACCAAATACCAAAAGAGCTTCAAGACTCATTTGAAAAGCGAGTTTATTTTGAAGAATTAGAAAGGTTTCTGCACGATGTATGGCAAAACTTAGAGGCGGGAGCTGCTATCCCCAAAATAACATCAGAAGTAAACAGAAAAGCGGATACGCTTCTGTATGCGGTGCTTGCAAAGGTGTCTTTGGGTGATCCTTTGACATCTGATACAACGGGTTTTACTGTCGATTCAACAAAATTAACTGTAGGTATGACGGAGTCTTAAATGGCGCAAGATTTAATTAATGTAGGCGGAGCGCCTAACGACGAAACCGGCGACACTTGGCGCGATTCTTTTATAAAAGTAAATGCTAATGAAACTGAGCTATTTGCAGATGTAGCAACCAATACCGCAGGAATAGCAACGAACGCTCAAGCGATAGTAGACACGGCCGCGCTTGTCACAGGTTTTACAAAAACATATTGGTTTGACGCTAACGACACAGCAACAACAGCAACACCGATAACTCATAGCGCTGGTGCAACTGGCACTTATTTAACAAACAATGCTCTTGGATCATCTACGAACACATACAACCCTGATTCAAAAGACGCTTTGTGGAATCCAGCAACAAACAAGTTTGATTTCACAAGTTTGAAAATTGGTGACGTTGTATATTTTAGAGTTGATTTAAACATAACAAATGCAGCAGCCCAAGAGATTGACTTGTTTATTAGTCTGGCTGAAGGATCGGCTGGGCCGTATGAGAAAAATATGGGGCATAGATATTTCAAAACTGCAGCAACGTTAGGAAATGACATGGAGCAATTTGAAATATATATCGGAGACGAAAACACAAGAACAGGTGGCGCTAGGTTTAGATTTGGCTCTGTAGATGCTGCAACAATCGTTGTAACCGGCTGGTACTACAGGATAAGCGAGGTATAAATGGCTGATATAATTTTAGTAAACTCCAAATCTAACGCAGCACCTAACGCGATAGAAGATTTTTATACTTCTCCAAGCTCTAGCGATGGAACATTGATAACCGCCTTTTCAGCAGTTAATAATTCCGCCGCCAATGCTTCTTACAAAGCTTATATTTATGATTCTGCGGGTACAGCTTTAGGTGCAGTGATTCCATTTAAAATAGTAGTTAAAAACAAATACGATATTGGCCCAAGCATTACTAATCAATTAATTCCAAACGGTGGATCTTTGAGAATGGAATCTAGCGCGGCAGGATCTATAACTTTTCGTGTTTCTGGTGTTGTATTATGATAATCAAACCGACTAAAGATGTTGATAAAATAATAAACGTTTTAAAAGAACCGTCGATTTTAGATCGAATATCTGAAGACGGTTTTGATGTAGATGTCTGGATGCCTGATATTAAGGAAGCATTCTTTATTACTGATGAAAATAATATTGGCCTAATGATTTATCATTGGATTAATGGCGTAACTTTGGAATGTCATGTACAGGTATTGCCAGAATTTCGTCAGTATGCCATGGAATTTGGCAAAAAATCATTGGAATGGGCGTGGTTAAATACTAAAGCGACAAAGATTGTCGCCCAAATACCAACTATTTACCAAGATGTGGTAAGATTCGCTATAAAGAGCGGGTTTATTATTGAAGGTGTCAATCAAAAGTCACACCTAAAAAATGGCGTTTTAAATGATCAGTTTTATTTAGGCTTAATAAAGCCTGTAGGAGTTTAATATGGGTTTTGTTCGTCAAGCTACAGGTATAGATTTAACGGGCGGTGGTGCTGTTGATGCTGCTGCTGAAGCGGCAAGGTTGCAGACGGCAGCCGGCAGAGAGGGTATTGATGTTATCCGTGGTGACTTAGCTCCGTTTAGAGAGGTCGGAACTGAAGCGGCTAACATGCTGATGCAAAATATTATAAACCCTCAAGGGCAAGATCCTAACGATGTTTTAAACAATCCATTCTTTAGATCAATGGCAGATCAGCAAGATAACGACTTATTGTCTCAGCGGGCGGCATTAGGCTTGTCAGGCTCTGGCGGCACTGGTGATAAGCTACAAAGAAACCTTTTGCAGCTTGGAAACCAATTTCAGCAACAAAACATCTCTAATCAGCAAGCTAGGTTCCAGCAATTATTTGGTGTAGCGGGAATGGGTCAAAACGCTGCAGCTCAGTCAGGATCACAAACAGCCGGAATACTCGGTAATATAGCAAACTCTCAAAGTACAGTTCCATTAATGCAGGCCCAGGTTGGAGCGCAGCAAGGCCAACAATTAATGAGTGGTTTAGGTGCGGGATTTAGCGGAGCTGGCGGAATGAGCGGGTTATTATCTCTGTTTGGCGGTGGCGCTGTAAGTGGCGGGGGAGTAACTAGCTCTGGTTTGTCAAACTTTACAGGTCAACCACTTAATTAAGCACCTTCTTGCTTTAGGAGAATAGAAATGGCGTTAGATTCAAATTTAATCATGAGAGGCGCTCAAGCCGCTTTAGAGAAGGCACAACCTTTTAGTAATTTTATGGGCGGTGCTCAGTCTGGGCAACAGTTAATGCGTGGCGATTTACAGAATCAGCAACTTCAACAAAACGTAGACCAGCAAGCAGCATTGGCGCCACTACAACAGCGGGCATTAGAGCAAGGCATAGAGACTGGCGATTTACAGAACCAAACACTACAGGCTAGCTTGGATGCTTTAGGTGTGCCAGACGAAGCAACAGCAAAACAAGTGGCGCTTAATGTTGCAACGATTGCAGGCTTGCCAACCGCTGAAGCAAAACTAACTAAGATAAAATCATTAAAAGAAATTGCTCTTAAAAACAATAGAACAACCGAAAACCTAGATGAACTTGAAGCTGCTTATATGCAAGATCCTGCTGCAGGTGATGAGCTTTTAAATTCAAGTATCGGTGCTTTTCAGCAGACAGGATTTCTTAGCGAGAAAGATGCTCAGTTAATGTCTGCAGGCGAGGCAGAGTTTGAAAGCTTAATCAAAGACTTTTCACCAGAAGATCAAGTTAAAGCTAGAAGAGTAAAGTCTGGCTTAGATCCTCGGGCGGTTGGTAGTGGTAATATTACTACTGCAACAACTGAGGGTTTGACTGATCAAGTAGCTGAGTCACAAGCAACAATTAAGCAGCGAGGAAAGTTTGCAGAACTAACTGGTGAGTCAAGAGCCAAGGCAATTGATGAAGGATTTAGCAAGATTCAAAACATCAATTCTAATATAGGAAATATTGATAGAGCTATTTCAGCGATAGATGAAGGTGCTAGTACCGGCGCAATTGAAAGTCGATTCTTTCCTACAATCAGGTCGGCAACGGTAAAGCTTGAACAGATACAAAAAGAACTTGGCTTAGATATAATTGGCGCAGTTTCATTTGGTGCACTATCTGAGGGAGAGCTACAACTAGCTCTTAATACTGCATTACCCACAAACTTGGAGCCAAAAGAGCTAAAGAAGTTTCTTGAAGATAAGAGGCAAGCACAAAGCAAGCTAAGAGATTATTACAAAGATCAAATAAACTTTTTAGATAGTGGTGGTACGCTTGCTGGCTATCTACGATCAAAAGAAAGGGGTAATCAGCAGCAGTCACAAGGTTCGACTCAAACACAAAGTCAACCATCTTCTGTTGGGCGCTTCCAAATTGAGGTGCTTCCATAATGGCTACTTTTGTAGTAACAGATCCAAATACAGGGCAAAAGGTAAAGCTTACAGGTGATAGCCCACCAAGCGAGCAAGAGCTTGAGCAAATATTCTCGCAGCTAGGCTCTACTCAGCAACAGCCAGAACCGCAAGCGCAACCTCAGCAGCGTGGCGGCGGTCGATCTGCGCAAGGGCAAAGGATAGCTAATCAAGAACAAAATACGCAAGATATGCTTTCTCAGTTTGAAGCAGGAAACTTATCGTCTAAAGATTTGACAGACCAGGAAATGGAATCAGTCAGGGCTGCAAGGATTGAAGCGATACCAGAAATTACAGGAAGCTTTAAGAATCTAAGTAAAAACCTTGGATTTACTCAAGCTTTAGTCGGTATGACAGCTTTTGACCCTGATGAGTTTGGCGCAATCCTTACTGCTGCAGACCCAAATATAGGAATAGTGACAACGCCAGAAGGCGAACGGTTAGCGATAAATCGTGAAACTAATGAAATGATGTCGATTAATAAATCAGGCCCTTCATTAATGGACGCCATACAAATTGGCGGAGCGGCGGCAATGTTTACACCAGCAGGAGGTTTAAAAACTTTGGCCGCTCAGGGATTAGGCGCAGTCGGCACACAAACTGGTATAGAGGCAGCACAATCTCTTACAGGTGGAGAATTTGACCCAGAAGATGTTGCCATCGCGGGTGTAGCTGCCCCTGTTGTAGGCGGGCTGGTTAAGTACGGGAAAGGTGTAATAGAAAACTTCCAGCGGACAGTTAGATCATCAGCCCCATTAATTGACGTAAACACCGGAACTGTTACGCCATCATTTGAAAAAGCTTTAGAAAAATATGACATAGATGTAGGCGCCCTAATTGATGATCAAGCCAACCTTCCTGTAATTTACTCAGGCTCAACAGCAGACGATGTTGTAAGTAATATAATCAAGAAACAAATAAATACAGGCAAGTCACCAAACTATTTAGCTAAGTTACGGCTAGACGAAAAAGGCGATATTATAGACGACGACCTTGGAAGAACGGCTTTTAGACAAGGCTTTGACCTTGGAGATATAGCGGCAGCAAAGCAAGCCAACGAGCCGACAAGGAAAGAAGCGCAAAAAATGCTTAGAATGCAGCGCGCAATAATGGCAGACAAAACAAAGGTTGATGAGTTTAGACCTTCGGATGCTGTAGGCGATTCTGTCATGAAAAGGTTTGATTTTGTCCGAAGAAAGGCAGAAGGCTTAAGAGATGAATTGGATCGTATTGCTTCAAAAGAATTGACCGTATCAGGCCGAAATCTTATTGGAGAAACTGACAGATTAAAAGGTGTAGATGTAGATCCTAGTATTGTAGAAAATACAGTATTTAGAGAGCTCGATAAGCTAAACATTGAAAGCTTAGACGATATTTTGGCTGGCAATAGTGCGCCTATATTTGACGCAATAACCCAAAAAGGGTTTTTTGCAGGCTCTAAAATAATGGAAGACCCTACTTCCCAGAAGATCATTAAAAGCGTATTTAGACTATTAAGGCATAATCCTGACGGCCCAGTAGACGCACTAAGAGCACATCAAGTAAAAAGGCAGATTGATTCCCTTATAGACTTTAATAAAAAATCGTCCAAGGGATTAACTGATGACGGTAAAAGGTTTGCAATGGCTATAAGGAAATCATTAAACGAGTCGATAAGAGAAGTGTCGCCCAGGTATGCAAAGATCAACGATGATTTAAGTAGAGCTATTACAAGCTTACAAGGTGTTGAGGATTCAGTCGGCAAGCGTATCGATTTATTTGATGAGAATGCAAACCAAGCAATAGGTACAGAAATGAGAAAGCTTTTATCTAATTACGGTGTAAGGCAAACATTAAATAATTCTTTAAATGTATTAGATGACACGTCCAAGGCTTTAGGCGGAACATTTAACACTAATTTTAGAGAACTTAATAGATTCTCAAATGTCTTAGATAAGCGGTTTGGATCAGTAGCAGAAAATTCTTTCAAAGGTAATATTGACTCAGCATTAGATTTAAACAGGCTAAGATCAACAAGCGTAAAAGATGCAGTCGTTGAAAAAGGACTTGGCAAGATAGCTGATAAATTTGGCCCAAACGATAAAAAAGCTATGGATGTTATGAACAAAATTCTTGTTAGAGGAAAGTAAAAATGGCTATCACACCAATTTCAAACGCAGTTATACAATACAGCAAAAACGCTTCTGGCGCATCTGCTAGCGATTACTACTTAAAACTATATGCCGCTAGCACTTCAACACCTATTAGCATGTATAGCCTTGCTGATGGCACAGGTGCTTTAGCTAAGTGCCAAATAAACAGCCTTGGTTTTCCTGAAAACGGCTCAGATGCGGTGTTTATTCCCTATATTGACCAAAAATATCGAATGGTCTTATACACAAACGCAACAGATGCAGATGCTAACACTTTCGCTAATGCTGTTTTTGATATTGATGATGTGCCACAACAATCAATTGATCTAGACTATTTAAAGCCGCTAGCAACAATAGTTGCATTAAGAGCCGCAAACCTAACAAGTATAAATTCAGTTCAAACATTGGGCTATTATGCGGCTGGTGATGGCGGTTCAGCTTTATATCGAGCAGATTTAACAGATACAACAAGCGCAGATGATGGGTTCTTAGTTATTCTATCGAACGATAGCATAAGATTTAAGCTTATCTATGAAGATGTTTTAAATGTGAAATGGGCGGGCTCTGTTGGTGATTCTACCACAGACGATTTAGCAGAAATTCAAAAGGTAATTGATGAAGCTAAAGCTCTATCATTATCTTATCAGCAATCTTCAGAAAGTAAGGCTAACAGACCTGCAGTTACAGTATTCTTTCCGCCCGCTGATGGTTATCGAGTTTCAGCAGCTATGACGTGCGATGATCCTATTTCAATGAAATTTGACGGTGGTGGACGTACTTTAATAAGACCTGATAACTTTAATGATTACCCTTTGAAGCTTTCCGGTGAAATATACAGCATGGAAATTAGAGGCTTCAACTTTGAATCCACACAAGCAGGCTGTATTAATGTAGAGGGCGACAATGTAAGCGCTTCAAGGGTTCTTGTGTATGATTGCAGGTTTATGGCTGATAACTACGATCATAACACTGGGATAGGCATTCGCTACAGAATGCGAAGCTCTCAGTTATTAGTGCAAAGAACATATTTTAATCGAATTGCACATCCTGTTCATAACCGTGAATGCGACTTTGTAACCTTCAACGATAACTGTTGGTTTGGGTTTGCGTTTGAGGCCGTTTACGCTGATAGAGACGGTTACATTAGAAATGATTCTGGCTTTATGAGAGTTGATAATTGTCTATTTGCGGGCGGCCCTGCTGATAATCCTGTTGGTGTTGGTGGTTATGAACCTGCAGGAAGAACAAACGGCACAGAGATTGCGTATTTCAATATTGGCGAAGAAACGCCAAGTGGTGATGTGACAGAAACGCGATCAAGGCTATCTATTAGAAACACGCGAATAGGCTTTGAGCAGGGCGCGGGCGCATTAGTGAACTATTTCACGCCTTATGTGGGTAGCGGTACTGATTACAGATCAGGTATATTTATTGATAATATAATCTCTCAACCCAGAGAAGAAAAAGAATTTAGTGTTGATGGTGTAGAGATTGCTTATCTAATCCGTTTATTTACCATGCCGAATTATATAAATATAAACGGTATGCATGGCAGCGCAGGCAATATTGGCGTTTTATGTGCTGGCTCAACGACCACACTAAAAGCTTTGCGCGAATCAATTGGTGTGCCAGTAAACTATAATAGCAATTTGGCAGATTTAGAAGATCAAACTGCATCTAATCAATATGATGTTAAGGGTATTGCTGCTGTAAACACTTATATGATTGTGAGTAAGCCTACTGCTACGATTAACTTTGCAGCCGGGTACGCAACAGGCACAGGTGTCACAATGGTAGTAGATGCTTTGATAAAAGCTATTGCTATTGGTGACGTGCTTACTTTTGCAACAGGTAGCGGTGTATTTACATTAACAGCAGATGCAGCAAAGGGGGCTACCTCTATTGTTGGCGATCTAGTCACAGCCGCCGTTATAGATGATGAAGTTGGAACAGGCCAACCGACAGTAGAAGAAAATCAAAAGTGGTTAGAATTATTTAACAAGTTTAATTATTTCTTTGCTTCTGACTTCCCGCTTCCAACTTCGGCGGGCGATGCGACAGAGATTAATATTGATACTTGGTTTACTGGATTTGAAACGGCTGAAAGCTCAGTATTTAAAGTTCGCGGCGGCGTTCATACGGCAACAGCGACATTTAACACGCTTGCAACAGCGGGTGTTTTTGGTGTTATATCAATAACAAATGAAAATAACACCTCGAACGATATTATTACGCCATATTTTGATTCAATGATTGATTATAGCGCTCAACTTGCAAGCATAGAGATAACGCCATTCTTTCTGGTGGCGGGTTCCCCAGCGGCCACAATGACACAAGCACAAGCGGCGGCGGGGGCTACTTTAAGACTCAGAATAAGACACGCTGTAAGCCCAGGATCTTCTAATATTAGATGTCGAGGCTTTATGATTAAGCCAATTCAAGACGAATTTAAAAGTCGTCAGATTGGCGGCTTTGTTCAGTCTTAACGTGAATATAAGGCTTGCCGTTTGTCTCGTTTATTCGCATGTTTTCAGAGTGCATATGTTCTCTAAGTTTGCGTTTAAACGAGTCTGACTTTTCATTAATAAACATGCTAAGTATTAGTTTTTCACAAGCATCTAGTCGGGAAAGTTCTTTATAAGCATCAGCAAGTTTTCCGTTTAAAAACTCAATTTCTTTATCTGTGCGAGCTTCAAGGTCAAACTTATCACAGACATTATTAAACAAATCAATTTTCCAGATTTTGCCAGATTTAGGTTTGTTGTATTTATCTGCTATAGTTTCAAGCAGTATTTGATCATTCATTTTTAAATCCTTATAAGGTTATATTATGATTAAAATTATACCACCAGACAGAGGACAAGACTGTCACGGCTCAGGCGCTTATTTAGCGTCAAGAGGCTCACGAACACACAACGGAGTAGATAAGGCTTGCTTAGTCGGCTCTGTCGTCCTGTCGTGCTCTGTGGGGCTTGTGACTAAAATAGGCATTGTTTATTCTGATCCTGAAAAGGCGCGGTTTCGATATGTCCAAGTTACAAATCCACTTGGCTATAACTTGCGGTTTTTCTATCTCGATCCTTGCGTTAGTGTAGGTGATGAAATAGGGCGTGATCAGCCTCTTGGTACAGTTCAAGAGCTACCTTACGAGGGAATCACACCACATTTTCATTTCGAGATAAAGAAAGACGGTAAATTTATTGATCCTGATAAGTTTCTAAAAAGCTTTAGCTAAAGATTCTTGTTTAATTTCTAAAATCGTTTGTTTGAAGTCTTTTGCAAACTGAAATTTATTTAATGGTTCGGAATAGGCGCCGATCATTTGATAATTTTCAGATAGCAAAAGTTCAACTCGTTTATCGTTGCCAGTAGTCGTAACTTCGTCTTCTTTTACCAAAACAAAAACCAGTTTATTTGTTTTAAGCTGTGTTTTAATATTAGTAGAAACTCGATTAATCGTTTTTGAAATGTCTTTCGATTCCTCGTTTTTATTTTTGTAATACAATAACCGACTTTCAAAAGCGTGAATTATTTTTCGAGCTTCACCGTTCCCGAAGTCTTCAATGTATGGAGAAAGTCTTTCGTATAATTCTGAACTCATGATTTAATCCTCTTTTACGACAAATAATTACAATTTAGGTTTGCCGTCGATGTTTTTACAATGGCCTATTGCTTTTGGCGCAGGTCTACCAAATTTACAGCACCAGTTATTATGTTTTCCATCTTTTACGCCTTTTGACCAGTGGTGAGGGCATTCTCTGCAATGTCTTGGTTGTGCCATTCCTAACTCCTTCTTGTTCGACAAATTATATATATTTAATGGAGCGGGGAAAGGGATTCGAACCCCTCTAAGCCAGTCATTATGGTTGCGCAACCTTTAAGACTGTTTGAATGCTTTACCCAACACTTACCAAAAATGAAACTATGATCACTTGTTTTTATCTCAATAAGCCCCCGCTTAAACCCTTTTAACAACAATTATTTAAGTCTGAGTGCCGCAAATCATGCACTTTTTTTGCATATCAATATTTAATAGACAGGCATGATTATCATCATTACTTTCTAATATTAGACTTTTTACCTTCAAATCTAACTCACCAGATATGGCAAGTAATTCTTTGTTTTTCGCTTCAAGAGATAAAAACTTATCAGCTAGTTCTTCATGCGAATATGCGCTAATCACATCGCAAATATCTTTCGTGCTATTTTTCTGCTTCATCTTTAAAACCCTGCTTTTTAAACCAGTTCTCATGCATCGAGTAAAAATTGTCACACTCGAAACCTTCACCAATTACGTTATTTTTTGGCGTAAAACTAGACATACTTTGTCGTTTCGGATGCGGTTTTGCTTGCTGTCTGTAACAATAACTTCGAGCATAACAAGCGCTATTAACGCACATTGTTATATCAGCCATTTTTAACTTCTCCCTTTCGACATTTCTTAGATTTGGTTTAAATATTTATCGGCAAACTCTCTTGCCTTTTCATCTGTTGCGCCCCACTTACAAGCAGCATCATAAGAATTTATCCAGACGATTTTTTCTAACATTTCAGCTTTTTCTCCATAACCCTCTAAAGCTTTGCCAAAATCACCGCAAGCATGATCTTGCTTTAATTGTTCGCTTAATTTCATTACTCAAACCTCCGACATATTCGCTTAAATACTAAACTTATGCTTAGCGCCATCTTTTATACCGCTTTCGCCTGTTTTGACTTGCTCGACGTTTCCGCCATCTTTAAAGAAAGCTTTCATCTGGGCTTTGATAATCTTGCTTTCTTCTTTTTGAATTCTCATGATGCGGCCGTGTGACATTGCCTCTCCTGGCTTTAGTAGTGTGCTCATCGTGGAAACTCCATAGTCTTATTAATGAATGCCATTTGCAGCGCCGTAACTTGGCTTGTGTGCATTGTTTCTTGCTTCTGGCCATAATGGTCTGTGAACTCGCAAAACCACCAGCCTGCTAAATTATATAGTTTCAAAATGCGTGACTCCTTAACATAAGTGGTAGGTCGTTTTCTATTATGCCTAAAAGATCAACATAGAATGATTTTTCTTGTTGTTCAAACTCTTCTATTGCAGAAGCAACAGATTCAGAAGTAATGGTTTCATGTAAAACTAAGCAGCCTTGCGAGTATGTTATTTCGTAAGCTTTCATCGTATATCCCCCGTTTCGATGTATAAACATTATCTCTTAATAGAATCATTGTAAAGATAATGTTTATATTAATTGTGTTTATACGTCTGTTGGATCTGGTGCGTTACATCCAGCACTACTTCTCACATATAAATGGGTCTCCTGATAATCATCGCCACCCATAAGGCGAACTAAAAGACTGCCTAACTCAAATTCATCTTTATCAACGACTTCTGACAGATCAATGCCGAAATCAAGCTTAAATTCACTTTCGCCTTTTTTCATGACATATATTCCCGCCATATTTACACCTTCAGGATCTATATTTTCAAAATGGCAGTGCATTAAAGGCTGACCATCTTTGTATATTGTGTAATAGTTCTGCGCATCCCATAACAGGAAATCAAACGCTGCTGTTGTTGGAATAACGTTCTTTTTAAAATTTGTTACATTGCTCATAATATTCTCGATTAAATTATAAATAGTTAATTATTAGGCTTATTTTCTTTGTTTTTTTAAATTCATTCCATATATCAGGCGGTATTTTATTAAGCCTATAACCTGTTTTAAATAGGTAAATACTTAGGCATGCCGAAATTATAGCTAGAAAACCGTACAATAAAACTTCCATCTTCATTCCCCTTTATACGTCCTCAAATCGTTCTATTCTATCTATCACCCATGCAATTTTATTAACCTGCTTTAAAGACTCATCAGCTTTTAATCTTGCCACGTTATATTCATTAGTCCAGTGTGCTAGAAGCTTTTTTAATAACCACATTTGCTTTTTTAATAGCCACATTTTCATACTCGGGCCCCTTTATTATCCATAATTCACTCCTGATCATTCGCATATTCAATAGCATCTTCAACATCTAAAAACGGCATGGGCTTTTTGCATACAGGGCCCGATGGTGTGCCAGTTACTATTTGCAGGTACGTCCAGGCTCCAGCTTCATCGATCCAGTACGTTCTATATTTGTGCGTTTCGCTACTAGCCACTAGCTGAAGGCTTAGTTCTTCTGTTTCAAATTCAAGCATGCTTATTCCCCTGGTTATCGTTGAGCCACTATAAGCGGCTTCTGGTCAGGCTTTAGCTTGTTATCAAACCTATGTTCTAGGTTATCGACGCAAAGCTTTAGATCCTGACTGAGAAGGCTTACAAGTGGCGCGTTACATTTTGGGCAAGGTTGCATTAGAAGGGAATATCTTCTCCGTCATTAAAGTTATCTACATGCTGTTGCTGCCTTGGATTAGGCTGGTTGCTTGTTTGCGGCCTTTGTTGCGGCTGTTGATACGTTGGGTTAGGTTGATTCTGATAGCCTTGCTGCGGCTGTTGTGCTGCTTGCTGTGGAGAACCTTGCGGCTTGCTGTCTAGCATTTGCATATCGCTTACGTTTATTTCAGTTGTGTACTGATCAGCTCCGTTTTTATCCTGCCATTTCCGAGTAACCTGTTTACCTGAAACATAAGCCTTAGAGCCTTTCTTTAGATAATCGCGCATAATTTCAGCTAGGCGACCAAAGCAGACGCATTTAACCCAGTTAGTTTGCTCAACCTTTTGGCCGTTTTTGTCTTTATAGTCATCCCCACAAGCTAAATTAAAACTAGCTGTTACTGTGCCGCTTGCGGTCATTCTAATGTCAGGATCATTACCTAAATGTCCTATAAACTGACATAAATTTAAGTCTTTGCTCATGCTGATATTCCTTCTATGTTTGTATTATTGCCATGATTGACATGAAATCCATAACCTATCTCTGCTGATTTTCTAGCCGCAACAGCGTCAAAAAAAACCTTAAAATAGCCTAGGCATATTTTTTTATAATCAACTGTAATATAAGATTCCCATGACATTTGTTTTGGATACCACTTAACGCCTGTTACTCCAGATTTATTTAGCTTATGAAGTTTACAGTTCCTTAAGTTTTCTCTGTTTGACGCGGCTCGCATATTATCCAGTTTATTATCTGATCTAATGCCGTTGATGTGGTCTATATGTTCAAGTGGTAACGCTCCTTTTGATATTAGCCATGCTATTCTATGTGCAGAATAAAGCTTGTTCCTTATTGAAAAAACCTTATATCCATTTGCATTAATAGTTCCGGCCTCATCACCAGTCTTAACCCTATTAGCTGGGCTTTTCTTCCATGTAAGGATTCCAGTGTCAGGATCATATTTTAAAAACTCATCTACGAATAACTTTAGAGTGGTATTTATTCCGCGAGCCATAATCTTTCCTATAGTGTTTGAATTTGTTGAAGCTGATGAACTACATCGCCTAAAAGCGGGTTAATTAACTCAGGATCTAAGTCGTTGTAAGTTTCAAGCGCGCCTTCAATATCATCAAGCTCTAGAGCCGTTTTAATGTCTAAGCAATACTCAGATAGCATGTCGAAAGCTTTACGCTCTAAGCCGCTTACAATGGCTTTATTTTCTGTTTTCTTGCCTTTCTCGAATGAATTATACAGCGCCATCCAAATATCGACGCCAACCTTGTTTTTGAATGTGATTAAGCCGATAGCATCATCATTTTTGATGAGCTCCAGGTAATCAGATTGCTGTTCTAATGTGTAAGCCATGCCTTCAGAATCGTGTAGTGCTTCAATAGCTTTATCTAAACGACCTCTGTTATCAGTTTGCGGCCATGACTTATACGCTCGCTTTGTAACGGTTTTCTTTGACATTTCTTCAAACCAGTCAACCCACGGGCCTTTGCCTTTTTGAAACGCTTTCGATGTATCACGGATCTTTATTATTTCGTCAATCTTCATGACTTCAATTAGCGTGTCATTGCTGGGAAGCTTGGCAATACAATAGCCGCCTATAATGTCACCACGTTCGCCAAAAACATCAGCTTCATGTGTTGGAGGTGTAGCAGGCCCCTTATAAACAAACTTATCATTTTTATAAACTAGCTCGCTTTTAGCCCAAACGATAGCGCCCGTTTCAGTTGCTATCTTAACTAAGCCTTTATAGCTTATATCTAAATAGATAGCTCCATCACGCGGCACTAGATAGGCATGAGCAAGCGCAGGGTTTAAACTGATACCAATACTAGCTATATTTAAAATGGCATTCTGAAGGCTTGCAGGGTTTCTCTCGGCTACGCTAAAAGAAAAGCTATTCTTCTGTAGTTGCTGTCTGGCAAATAAACATTCTTTCTTCCAGAAAACGGGATTCCCCGTTTCCGTTGCTACCTTGTTAAAACTTTGCTCCATGCTGTTAATCGTTGCTAATGGACTATTTGACATATTATTCCCCTTGCTCGATACAAAGCAGTGATTGAATCTTTTCTTCAATGGCGGTTATACGTGCGTAAGAGTCTGCGCGTTCTAATTTTATTGTTTTTTGTAGTTGTTCGACGTGAGCAAGTTTAAACTGCTTTTTGTCAATAGTTGGGATTGGAACCTCAACTGTTATTTCTGACAATTGAACAGAAACAGTAGCTGCATCTGGCGTAGGTAGTGAAGTTAACACAAGTATTTTAAAATCATCTTCCCATGTATATTTAACAGCCTGCACATACAATTTTACTTCTTTAGTTTCCATATTCATTCCCCTTTGTTTAACTCTGTTAGTAGTGCGTCGGCCCATTGTACTGCGCTTTCTGCTGCATGACGCCCCATGTATCGGTTTGTACCTGCAAGGCTTGCCATTATTAAGCCTGCGAAGTGTTCACGCTTTGTTAAGCCTTCATTGCCGTCAAGAGTTGCCCCTATTATTGGGTAAGCTGACATATCTGCATCTTTCATATTCATTCCCCTGGTTGATTTGCTTTCACCCAAAAACCCGCAATTAAGCGGGCTGGTATGGGGCTGTACTTTATGCAAACAAAAGAAATCCCGCCCATATGGCAAAGCCAGTACTTATTAACACGGTCACAGTTATTTGGCCTACTGTCTCGGTTTTAACCTTTGGAAGATTATCTCCCATCAGTCTTAGCAAATTAACAACTATTGCAAATACGCCCATCCAAAAGCTAACTGTTATATATGTTTCCATTTTCTATTCCCCGTTCGTTGGTTTAGTTGATGTATAAACAATAGTCCTATTTTCTCAACATATCAAGATTTAATTTAGATTATTCTTAGCTTGTAATCTCACCAGATATAACTTAATATTTAGCTATCCATAACAAAACAGGTGGCAAAATGAAAGACACAAACGTAAAACTCGTCGCTCACTATAGAGCTAAGCTAGATGACTTAGTTGAAGTGCGAACAAATAAGCATCATCCGTTTAAAACTAAGCAAAGTATCGTAGAACAGCTAATAGAAGCGGCCCACAAAAAGGAGTGTAAGTAATGGAAGTAACAAATAAAATGGTTCATGCGGCAGTTAGGCAGTTAGTCAAAGATAAGATTCTGCCAACTCATGCCGATATGGATACTTATACTCATCATTATGAAAGCGTTAAACGTATGATTGAAAAAGCGATAGAGAAAGAAGGCCAAGAATTTTAACTAACAGCATAAGGGGATAAGTAATGAGAATGTTAATAATTAGAGCATGCCTTTTAATCATACTACCGTTTCTGCCAGTAGTTATTTTAATTGATATTTTAATAGGCGACATAATGACCGGCGTTAAGATATCTGCAAAGGATAAGACTTTTGAGCAATGGGCTTTATATAAAAGCCTTTGGGTAAATAAAGGGGATAAGTAATGAATATAAAAAACACAGCTTCATTAATTCTCATAATTGCGGCTTTTTTATTGATGTTATACGCGAGATATATTGGAAAGGATCTAACAGAGTTTAATTTATGGGCTGAGTATTGGCATTATTTCTTATCAGCCACAATTTTTTGCTTTATTGCGTCATTAATTTATTTTAAACCTAAAGGACTATAAGCAATGAAAAAGCTAATTATATTAGTATGTCTATTAAACATTTCAGCATGCACGGCGGAGAGGCCAAAAGAGGTTACAGGTCAATTTGATGTTATCAAAGAATTCTATTTGTTTGATGGGTCTAAACATGGCACAAAAGGGAAGTACATAAAGGATCGTAAATCAGGGAAGTGTTATTTTTATATGTGGGGCGGTATGGGAAATGGTGGCCCAGCAATAACAAATATTGAATGTAAAGATTTAACCCTATAACTAATGGAGAATAGAATGAAAGCAATACTATTTGCAGCATTATTAATAATCACATTCCTGGGTATATGGGGCTTCTGTATAGCTTCAGGCGGGATAATCGGAGTAATTTTTGGCTTTCTGCCAGCCTGGGTAGTTGTCGAAATAATGGCTAGAGTTTTTTAAATAGGGGGTGAAGCATGATAATGTTACCAGATGGTAGTCCGTATAAATTTAACTCACAGCCTGATAATAAAATTCAGGAAGAAGCAAAAAGGGCAGAAAATAAAGCGAAAAGATCGGCAGAGATGGCGAGAAGAACAGCTAACGCGAGTATAAGTATTCCAGATAAGCTTGATAAAATTGAAGGCGACTTAGCAAAAATATTAAATATTTTAAATAACAAATAGGGGAATTAAGATGAAGATCGATTATTTCGATTTAAAATCATTAAAAGAAGCCAAACTTTGCGGAGACACTCACTATATAGGTAAGGACTGCGGTAGAAATCATGGAGGGGTTAGGTATGTGTCACAAAATGCTTGCGTGAAATGCACACGTCAGAATCAAGCACTAAAAATGGACGGCGTTACATATAAAGACGCAATATCTAAAGGAAAAAAAAGAAGATCAGCAGAAGACATACTTGAAGCATCTAGGTTAAAAAAAGAGCTAGATGATTACTAAAACCAAAAAGCCCTTGACCAATTAAGGAGAATTAAGATGCAGTATAGAAAAAAGCCAGTAGTTATTGAAGCGTTAGTTTGGGATGGGTCACACCATAGAGGGATGTTTGAATTTCTTGGTGGAAGCGCATGCGAGTATATTTCAGGTTACGGTGACAACTTTTATATTGACCATAGCAAGGTTGAAGGTGGTCTAATTATTAAAACGCTTGAAGGTAAGCACAAAGCCAGTATAGGCGATTATATTATCAAAGGTATAAGCGGTGAATTCTATCCATGTAAGCCTGATATATTTGAATTGACATACGATAAACTTGCAAAGTCAGAATAAATAACTATAATTAACGCATCTTCTGAATTAAGTTGTAGAAGATAACAGGCGTGTAGGATCGTCTTTAGAAAGATAACTAGGAAGGGTCATTAAGATAGAACAGGTTCAATTGGGTTTTTCCTAGTTGATCCGCCCCTCCTACGATTGGGCTTGTTTTATTTTAATGGCCTTTTTTGTGTCTGTAAGTTAAACCAAGCAAGTTAAAGCGCGCTATATAATACTTGCAGACACACCCTTTCTAAAGCTTCAGTCTGTATATGTGGTGGTGTTGTTGCGACGGATAGCCTCCAGAGCTGGCATAAAATCGATTGTAAGGTTCGAATCCTTAGCAACACCCCTTCATATACAGATTGAACAGTCTAATTAAAGATAGGTAAAAGTGGCTTGCGTCAGAGCATTATTCGCCACTGCTAATATGGTAAATACAGATTTTTTTACACTTTTATCGCTGTATTTACTTTAAAAACTTATTAGCACCTATCTCTAATTAGATTGATTCCCACGCCCATTAAGAACTAACGTTAACAGCAAGCACTAGCAGAAGCCTCGTAAGGGCGTTTGCAAAAGAATCCGTATGCTATTGCGGTGACTGGATCTAGACGGTGTTAGGTACGCTTTGTTCCAAGCAGAGAGCCTATAAACAGAATCATGCTGCCTTGTTTCAAATATTAGACTGAGTTTAGAAGCTAGACTAACAGTAATCACTTTGACAAGAGGCGAGGCTGGTACCCTCGATAAAAACTACGTCTGATAAATTGTTGTTAACGGCTACTTGGTATTAATTGAATATATGTGTTGCTAGGCTCCTATAAGGTATAGGGCAGCGAACGTCTAGATGAACCTATGTTAAAAATTTAATGGATGAATTCAACAAATTGAGAAGGAGTTAAAGCTATGGAAATGCAAATTATTCAGTATTTTCGTGAACGCGGGTTAGAGCCTATTAAAGGTGATATTGATTTTTTTAATCGGTTATTTGAATATCATTTAAAAGAAAAGCTAGAAGAATTAGAAAAGCAAAATAAAGATCGCCATCACTATTTAAACAGGAGTTAAGACTATTAAAACAATAGACGAAGCAATTAATTACGCTGCGGGTGATTTACCGGAAGATTGTGAAATAAATATTAGAATAGAAAATGGTGGCTGGTCTGTTAAGTTGGTAATGGATGATCAGGTTTTTAATATTGACGAGGAAAACATTCTTGATAGCGTTGTCGCTGCAACAGATCAAGCAAAAGCAATTGATAGTTATGATTGCCGAGACTGTCCAAACTGAAGAAACACCGTCATCACTATTTAAACAGGAACTAAGACTATGAGTGAATATAACATGCACCAAAAAATAGGGATGCTTGAAGAAAAACTAATAGGAAAATCTGCAAAGATACATGAACTTGAATTACAAATTATAAACTTAGAAAACGCACTTAATCAGATTAGAAACCCTGTTAAATTCTTTCAAGATGAGGCTGAAAAAGATGGTGCAATATTGAATGGTTATATGGCGGTACAAATGGCAAAGGATGCAGAAACCTTAAAAGCTTGGGCGAATTCTGCGCTTTTAATTCATGCTCAAAGCACCGTCATCACTATTTAAACAGGAGTTAAGACTATGAAACTAATAAACGGCGATTGCCTGGAAGAAATGAAGAACATCGAAAGCGGAAGTGTTGACTTAATTGTCTGCGATTTGCCTTATGGTACCGTTGGCGAAAGTATGAAAGATAATACCGG